CTAGCAGTCATAGTCCATCCAAACGAGTAAGATCGGAAGTAAATAGAATGCAGAAGTAAATATGAATCTTTTAATTTTCCAATTCCTTACCTCCCTTATTTCTTTAGCAGTAGGAATCCTTGTTCTGAGACCTGCCTGGGCTACACGTGCGGCTTTATCATCTATATCAAGATGATTTTCAACTTCATCAAGCAATACATGGTATTGATTTCTTTGTTCAGAGGTTAAATCTTTATTTTCAGTAGATTCAAAATAAATTCGCTGCATTGCAAGATAATTCCTTCTCATAGATATCGCTCTTCCACGAAAATCCAGATTAGAAACCACAAGGGAAATACCGAGTAAAGCTACCGATAATATAGCAGCCAAAATATCGGTATTACTTCCTAGCACTGTAGGAAATCGTATTGTCACGATAGAAAGAATTGCACTTAGTATCGCATACCATACAAGAATGAACTGTGAGTGTTTCTCAAGCCATTCCAGACGATGATGCGCATTAATTCGTGCTTTATACGTAAACCAAATATTGTCCCGCATAAAAAGTTCCTTTTATTTATGTCATAGGGAGGGGCAGGAAAGATTGGAACCGTTGAACACCCTGCTAAGCAGGATCAGTGAGCCTAAGCTCAACAGCAAAAAATGCTGTTCATTATCAGAGCCGCCCTTACAGAAGTAAGAGGAAGAACCTGCCCCATCCGATCAAAGTATGACCCTTTAACAGAAGTAAAGTCAAGCACATACAGTTTTAAGAACAATAATCATTCTACAATGATCCGGTCTATACATCGTATAGCGTATACGTTTTAAGTTCTTTGTTCGTATAAAATAAGCATATTATCAAAGCGAACCGGGTAAAGCTTCCCATCAAAAAATTCAGTTTACACATTCAATCTTCTGTAACTTACAACGCAAGCGGCCCCAATTATCCTCTGTCCCTGCCGGCAGGTGACAAGTTTTGACAGGTGCATCCAACGATCTGCACCTGAAGTTTTCTGAAGCGGTAGCGGTTGACACTTTTCCCCTAGTTTTCCCTAGTAAGGCATAACAAACCATAACAGGCTGACACCTGCCCTGCTTCGCATCAGGACTAACAAAAGCTAACCGCCGGGCTCAACAAAGCTCAACGCCAGCCCTTTACACTTCTGCTCTAGCTGCTGTTCGCAGGCGTCAGGATCCGTTAGGTTGGGTTGACACTTTTCCCAGTTTCTCGCGAAAAAGTGTCAAGTTTGAGGGCTGGGGGGTTTACAGTTTTTCGCCGTCCAGCAGGCAGAGTGACATTAAACCAGTTTTGTTCCAGTCATCCAGCGTATCGGGGTGCATTGTGGCAACGTAAGCCAGCTCAGAACGAAGAAACCGTAAAGCGCCTGCTGCACGGTCTTTGCCATAGAAGCTGTGGGTTTCTTCATCCGGCCGGAAGAGAATCAGCAATTGTTCATCGGGCTCGTGCTGAACATCAAAACCCAGCTCAGCGGCTGCTGCCTCTATTCGCTGGCCAGCATTAATATCAGCCGGCAGCTCTTTCCCGCCGTCATGCCCCCATACCCACGCGGCGGCCTGCGCCCACGTCATTGCATTGTGATGATCACCAGCACCAGCACCAGCACCAGCACCAGCACCAGCACCAGCAGAATTTTGCTTCGCCTGTGTTGCTTCAACATCCACTTTATCGCCTGATAGCACAATCTCACCACGTGCTATCCAGCCGTAAACTGTTTGTCGGCTTACTCCCATGTGCCTGGCATAGGCTGATTTGCTCAATAACATAATTTACCGTTCCTCACTTCTGTCATTTAGCATTCTCCAGTTAAGAAAAAGCCGCCATCAGGCGGCCTGTTTCCCATCTTCATCATCTGCTTTACCCTGTCGGGAATTAATTTTTTCCATACCATCAATGTACTCGGACAGATTCGCCAGCCCGGAGACTCGAGGAGCCACATCGCGAGGGTCATCATTGCTTCCAAATACCAGATTTGCATACCATGTGCGAACAGCGATGATTTGCTGCAGGTTGCGGTTAATGGCTTTTACCAGGTTAGAAACAGATTTGATAACGGCTCCGTTATCTGTGGCGATACGGGCAAAAGTCAGTCGCTCCAGCTGAGAATCTGTTACGCCTGAGCAAATGGCGTTACCTCGTAGCAGGGCGTCACATAAATCAGTCTGATTCCCGGCATACATTGCTACCATCAGCTTTTCTTTCGCAGCTCCATCCAGCGAGCGAAATACATTCCGTAGCTCACTATCTCGCATAAATCCGACAACATCACCCTCGGCCAACGGAGCAACTGGGGCCAGTTTGGTCTTAAGATAATTGAGAATATTTTCAGCTTGTTCGCTGATCATCGCCGTACTTCTAGTGAAAGCCGTGAGTGTGTCTCTATTTGCCGCATCTCTGGCCCGGCGGTTTTTTGCTGCTTCGTTTAAATCCGGATCATTGCGGATAACCTCTACGGCATCGGCTTCCGCCTCAGCTAACATTGCCACGGCCCGCAGATCACCAAAAATATTCGCCATCCCTTTAAAAAGAATCGCCATCTGCTCATTAGGCGCAACCACTTCAGAAACGTTATCAGTGATAGCAATGCTTCTTTGCCCAATTTTAATTTCGTAACTCACTGGCTTACCTCCATTCTGGATAGCCCAACATCAAATATTTTTCTCGCCACATCATGGATTGATGGTGCGATACCAAACCCGGATTTCTGGCGTTCCTGCTCCTGGATGGCTTTTAATGCCGCAACCTGAGCAGCGCTCAGAAGAACGGGTTTCACGTGTTCCTTTTTCATGCTTCCCCCTTGGTTATCACATGATAAAAAACGCAACAATCACAACAATCATTGCAAGTAATGAAATGATGGTAATGAAATCGAGGGGATGCACAACGTGAAATGAATGGATGCGTTTTAAAGAATTTGCCCTCAAGGTATACATGGTGTTCATAAAGGCTATAAATTGCTTATAAAACATAATATTAACCTATGAACACCAGCCTACATTTTGGGATTTCAGGTCTACACGGTATACATCATTCTGTTTAATAAACGATCAGATGGTTAATGAGAGAATGAACACCATGTATACCCTGTGTATACCTGAAAACAAGGTATACATGGTTTATTTCACTGATTTATATATAAATTATTCTCTCGATGTATACCATGTATACCTTTCTCCATATTTATCTGAACTTCATTCTTTATGACCGGCTACAGGATGCGTCTGAGGTAACCAGTCTTCCGCACTCTCTGAAAGTTCAACGTTGGTCACCATGCCACGGGCTCTCCGTTCCTTACGGTACTCGTGATTAAACTCCCTCATCGCGCTTTCCATCCCCTCTGCGAATTTATTCAGCGTCAGCGGCTTGTCGAAACCGTTGGCCTCCAGGAATGCCAGGTAAGCGTGATAGAGATAAATTCGCGGATAGTGAGGTGGATTGCGGTTTCCTACCATCATTCCCGCACAATCAGCCAGCCGCTCAAGATGCGCGCAGAAGGCATAAAGCGGATCCGTTTTCTGCTTCACCTCCAGTGCTTCTTCGCTGTTCCGTTGCTCCAGCAGCAGCGCCCGCGCTTTTTCCGGGTTCGCAAAGTTCGCCAGCAGCCGACGAACCACCACCGGAATTTCAGCGGATATCTTTTCTGCCAGGTCGGGATCTTTATCCTCCTCGCTGACGCGCCGGTTAAACTGGAAAATTACGCGTCGCCGGGAAACGCCGCCGGCACGTTCGGTGAAAATCATCGGCGTGTTGTTCGTGGCCACAACCACCGCCCGCAAAACGGCGGTGTACTGGTGCTCGTGTTTCGGGTCGATCTCCACGGCATCCCCGCCGGTTATCGCTTTTATCCCGGTACCCTCTCCTGAATATTTGGGCTGATCAGGAAGCGTTATCATGCTTTTCCCGACGAACTGCGCCCGCCCGCGCGCGCTGTCGAGCGCCGCCATGTTCCCGCTGGCGGTGTTATGCGCACCGGCCAGCATCGTAGCGATATGGGTAAAGACACTTTTCCCGCTACCGCCCTCACCGGTTATCTCGAGGAACAGCTGCCAGTCGTACCGGTTCGCCAGCACCATAAAGAGCGCTGCAGCGATGCGCTGCATCTTAATTGCGTCTCTATCTGATGCGTAACTTAGCCATTTATGGAAGTTCGGCGCGTGGTCACGAAGGTTTTCGCTTGGTACCGCTGGCGTGTAGGTCACGCCGTTATGATTGGTTAGCCAGTTGTCCTGGCTGTGTTCGGAGAAAATGCCGGTTTCCATATCGTAGACGCCGTTTGCAAAGGGGATCAGGCTGCGCCGCGGCTCCCCCATTACCGGGATAACGATTTTCAGGGCGTCGATAACGTTGTTGATCGCGCGCTTGCTGAAGTTAGTTTTGTTCTCGTTGTAGATAGCCACCATTTCGCGGCTCAGCTCGAGCAAAGACGTTTTCTCCCAGATGCCGGCACGGTAGACGTACACGCCTTCGCTGTTTTCATGGATCGCAATACCGGTGTAACGCGCGGCCAGTATGAGCGCCTTTTCGTTATCAGCCAGGTCGCGAAGGTTTACATCCGTCAGCGGTTTGCCGATCACCATGCTTTTGCCGGCTTCCGCATCGGCTTTGAGGCGCGGCAGCTGTGGCGTCCAGTCCTCCAGAAGCTGATAACCTTCAGAGTAGAATTGCGCGCGCTCCACGCCGGCCACCGCCAGCTTTGTAGCGAGAATGGTTATCTGCCGTTCGGTCAGATGCCCGCCACGGCAAACCCGGGCATAGAGCCGGCCATCATCCACAATGCGGATATTCTCCAGCTCCGCCAGCTGCTTTTTATCCAGCACAACCGGCGGCACCGTGTCGCCAATCGGGTTCATTTCCTGCCATGCTTTGGCGAACGTCCAGGCATCAGCGCCGGCAAAGATAATTGACTCCTCCATGAGATCCGCCGGCTGCTTTTTAAGGTTTGGTGCATTCTTCATTTTCTGTTCCCTCGCTCCCTGATGATTTCCCGCATAACCCGAATTCGTTCGATGCCCTGCACCCGCATAATTCGATCGATATCTTTTTCGCCGGCGACCGGCGCGGAAGATACAAATTCTAATTCCCGCACCAGTCTTTCTGGCGTGCAAAAACATGGTGAGGAGTACCCCTCGCGGCAATATGTCACTCTGTCGAATCGGTAACTTTCGATAATTACGATGCTGCCCCGGCTGTCCTTCCATTTATCGCCCGGCCTGATTTCAGGGTGAGCGCGGCCACCAGCAGCTAAGCCGGAAATTTTAATCGTCATATTTTTTACCTCACGCCGCTGGCGGGATTACCTGATAACCAATCTTCTTCAGAAAGCGCGCGGCACTCTCCACCGTGAAAAGGATCTCGTCGTCCATAAGGGGGCGCATCGACTGCAACCCGTTCGACGTGTCCACCAGATAGCGGCCGCCGGCCGGAAAACTGAATACAGTTTTGCCATCGCTACAGCGCACCAGATTATAAATAGCGGTCATGGTCTGACCTCCCTGACTTTCACCAGATATTCCGATGCCTGACTGACCAGGCTGTGAACCGCCGCGACACGAAAGCTTTCCATTTCATCATCTGGCGCCAGGGTGTTTATCCACATATCGAGAACGGCAAGCGCCTGACGGCTGTATTCAAGCGCCTGGCCTGCGCTGATCGTCAGCATGGCAATGGATTCGTTTTGAGTTGGCTTTGTCATGCATTCACCTCCATAGCGAGGCGTGTCTGGATAGCCGCGGCCTTGCTCCCCAGCTGGAGATAAGTCCGGGTGATTGCCGGGTTACTGTGTCCGAGCATTTCAGAGGCGACCAGCAAGCCCTGTTCGCCGCCGGCGGACATGAGATTAAAGGCGGCAATTTTGCGGCTGGAATAGGCGCTCAGGCGCAGACGCGTGTTTACTACGCGGGTAAACCACACCATGACGTTGTGCAGTTTCTTCCAGATCGTCTGACGGCTAACGCTACCTTCCAGAGACTGGCAACGGTTACTTTCAATCTGGCTGCGGGAAAATACCAGGTCGTCACCGATAAGATTGCGCTCCATGCGTTCCCGCAGTCGTTTGATGATGCCCGGCGGCAGCTGTTTGGTGTCGTGCTTCACTTCAGCCTTTGCCACCAGCTCAAACACAATCGCCTGTTCTTCTTCCGTCATGCCGGCGGCCAGCTCATCGCAGCTCACGCTATCCCAGTGCATGTACCCAATGTGATCGCCAGCAAGCCGGGCAGCGTCCTTGCGCTGCTGGCGAACAATCTCGATCCCCTTCCGGGTCGCTCTGGCTTCCGCTGCTTTGGTCTGCTTCGCCACGATGATTGTTGCAATGCCGGTTTCCCAGTTGATGCAGGAGTAACGGAAGTTGCACACGTCGCTGGTACGCCAGCCGGTTACGGTCGCAATATCCCACCAGAGTAAAACCCACTCCGGCTGGGTCTGCTGGATGCGTTCGCGCAGTTTGCGCTGCTCTTCCCGTTCGTAAACGGGGGTCATGGTGCGGGTGCCTTTCGTGGTAGTGGCTTTTACCACGTTGCCGCGCAGCTCGCGGGCTTTAGCTGTCAGGGTCTGGAGGTTAAGCATGGCTACCTCCCAGTTTCGCAACATCCAGTTCAAACGCGCCGCTACTGTACTGATAAAGCGAACATTCAGAGCGAATTTTGGCGGCAAAGATAAGATCCCAGCGGGAATAAAACTCGCGGGCTTCTTGCTCACTGTCGGCAACGATACGGATAACAACGGGAGTGCAGGTCCGGCCTTTCGGCGTACCGAGGAAAAGCCAGGTGAATTTGGGCAGTTTTTGGGTTGGGGTAGTAGCCATGTGGCAGCCTCCTTTTGCTTACTGGAGTCACCACTTGAGTTCTCACGCTCATAAAGGGTGGTGACACTGACGGGGGTGAGAATACCGGTGCAAAAGGATACCGGCCAGCCTTTCGGCTGCCCCGCCAGCGCCACCATAGATTCGATGCGGATCTTCCCCGCTGAATGAAGATGTACTGGCTTTACGACACAAAAAAAGACGCTATAGGCGTCTGGTATCGCCTTTTGCTTATCCGGGTTCTCACGCCCGACACCAGATTTTGCTGGTGCTTTTAAAGCATACCCTTCAGTTGAATAACAAGGCAAGGAGTTTTTAGGGTGAGCGAAGCCCTGCCCCAGACGGGCATAATTGTTCTTCATGGCATTAACCTTTTTGAATTGTTTAGTGAGCTGTCGCGACAAACGTATTCTGCGAGATCCGAAGTGCAAACTCTCGCAAATTATCTCTGCTCACGGAATCTCAGTTCGTTTGGCTGCGTGACGATTCAATGCGCTCACTAATCCATTCATCAATTTCGCTTTCAATGAAAGCAATTGCTCGAGAACCAATCTTTATGGATGAGGGGAAACGTTGCTCAGCCATGAGTCGATAGATCCAAGCCTTGCTATAGCCGGTTCTGCGCTGAACTTCAGGTAAGCGGATAAGGGAATGGGACATATATACCTCTCGAAGTCTAATGTGGTCTACGAGGTATATTTCAGCAAAAACATGCGGGTAGTTGTGGAAGTCACGGTAAATCAGTTGGAAGCAGCTCTTCCACTGAAATAGAAGTACGGTCAGAAGTTTTAGAACCTGTAGATCGACTTTTTGGAAATCCTCACGAGCTATTTGGAAGCGTATGTGTTCAGAGCTTCATTAATTAGCATAGTCAATGCCTTATCTGTCACATCGATGCCATCGCCATGTTCCAATATGCTTCTTGAAGCACTCCTAGCAACTTCGGATTTGTTCAAATTTTTACCGCGAACATATTTACCACCTGATTTTTCAAGCGCAATAGCCATTCCAGCGATCAGTTTTAACGCTGTATCTTTACCAGCAAACTCGCCCCACCCGCTTCGTAAAGGCTGGTACTTTTCGCTAAAGCTATCTGGATCACATCCAAACCAACTATCTGTAGCTGATATTTCTTTAACAGCCCAAGGCCAAATATCATTGGAATAAAAATCAGCTCCAGTGATATCTCCGCCAGGTGAGCTAGACCATGTTCTCTTGGGATGTAGTTCTTCTGCGTTTACAGCACTCAAAATTATCCTCAAGTAACTGGAAGCAATGTTGTAGATCTCAGGAGGGAATTTAGCTTTCAACTCATCTAAGCGTGAACAACTGTACACGCCAGCCATAGCCATTGCAGCCTGCTCAGCAGTGACCACACGTTGTCGGCGAAGATGATGGGGCATGTTGAGGATGTTTTCTCGCATAAAAGCTTCCTGCTAACGATAGTCTACAGAAGTCTACTACTGTCAATTAGCACTGTCTATACATACAGTTAAGCGCTTTTCCCAAACGTTCCATGCACTACATTTTCGCCGTTTTCCAAGGCCTCCATATAGTCGGCATACCACTGGAGCATTTCGCGGCGGCCATCCAGATACTGGGCGTGGTTGTACGTTCCTCGAATAGAGTTTTTGTCGACGTGTGCCAGCTGCGTTTCTATCCACGCGGTGTTGTAGCCCTGTTCGTGCAGGATGGTACTCATGGTGTGCCGGAAACCGTGCCCGGTTACTCTTCCCGCATATCCAATTCGACGTATCAAGACGTTCATCGCCATTTCGCTCATTGGTTTACTGTGCTGAATCCTACCAGGGAAAATGAACCGATAATTGCCGGTGACGAGGCGTAACTGCTCCAAGATGGCGATCGCTTGGTCGGATAAAGGGACGCAGTGAGGTCGACGCTTTTTCATGCGCGCAGGTGGTACTTCCCATAGACGTTTTTCAAAATCGATTTCAATCCACTCTCCCTGGCGTAATTCTCCAGGGCGTAGGCCGGTAAGAATCTGCAAGCGCATCGCCAACTTTACAACCGAACTGCCGCTGTACGTGTTCAGCGTACGGAAGAATTCGGGAAGTTCGTCACTGGTGAGAAAAGCGTAATGCTCTTTCTTATGAGGGGCGAACGCGCTGGCCAGATCCGGTGCCGGGTTATAATCAGCTCGACCAGTAACAATCGCGTATCTCCACACCTCCCCGCAACGCTGCCTAACCTTTCTCAACTTTTCTGTCGCTCCTCTTTCATCCAGCTTAGAAAGAACTGACATGAGCTCCATCGGTTTGATATCGGCAATAGGACGCTGCCCGATAAACGGAAATACATCAGCCTCGAAGGTTTTCATCATTTCTTCGCCGTAGGATTCAGACCAACGGTCTATGCGCTTGGCGTACCATTCGCGGGCAATTGCCTCGAAGGTATTTTGATTGCGACTCAGCTTCGCCAGCTTATCTTCTTTGCGTACATCGCTGGGATTTATGCCGCCAGCAACCAACCTACGGGCATCATCACGTTTGCGCCTAGCATCATTGAGAGTTACATCCGGATACGTGCCCAACGAAATCATCTTGGGCTTACCATCGAAACGGTAGCGAAAACGCCACCCTCTAGATCCGTTCGGCTCGATGAGCAGAGATAGCCCATTGCCATCGTTGAGTGTATAGGACTTCTCACGCGGCTTAGAGCGCCTGATTTCAAGGTCTGTGAGGGGCATTGTGTATAGTTCCAAAGTGTAGAGCACGAGCTATACGCATTACTATACACATGAATGTATAGATTTGAGTAGACGTTAGTTTACGTCAGAATACAGAGATACTGGCTAATGCCTTGTGATTGCTGGGTTTGGTTGATTTGAGTAGACGTTAGGAGAAGTGTGTTTGGAGCGGGCGAAGGGAATCGAACCCTCGTATAGAGCTTGGGAAGCTCTCGTTCTACCATTGAACTACGCCCGCGAAGAGGTGCGAGAAGCATTATAGCCCTTACGCACCCTGTGACAAGCCTGCCAGATGCTGACTGGCGATAAAATAACCTTTTAGCACTTAGGTTTACTGCCCTGCGGCGGCAGATAGCGCAGCGGATCGATGGCCGTGGCCCGATAGCGGATCTGGAAATGCAGGCGCACAGAGTCGGCATCCGTACTGCCCATGGTGGCAATTTGCTGGCCGGCCTTCACGCTCTGGCCATTATTCACCATCAGCTTATCGTTGTGGGCGTAGGCGGTGATGTAATCCTCGCTGTGCTTAATCATGATCAGGTTGCCATAGCCGCGCAGCTGGTTGCCGACATACACCACCTTGCCCGCCCCGGCGGCATACACCGGCTGCCCGCGGGTCCCGGCAATATCAATGCCCTTATTGCCGCCATCGGCGGTGGAATAAGGCAGGACCACTTTGCCACTGGTCGGCCAGCGCCAGCAGCGCTGTCCTACCGGCGGCCAGGAGGATTGAGGTACCGCAGATGAAGGGGTGACCGCCGCAGTGCGCGTAGAGGAAGATTTTTTCTTCGTCGTCTTTGACGCGCCGCTGCCGTTGAGCTTCAGCTTCTGCCCCACCTCAATGGTGTAAGGCGGCGAGATGTTATTCAGACGAGCCAGATCGCGAACGCTGGTGCCGGTAGTGCGCGAGATGCCGTACAGGGTATCGCCACGTTTGACGGTATAGGTGGCACCGGAGTCGGAGGTGCTGGAGCAACCGGCCAGCACCAGGCTTGTCGCCAGCATCAGTGTCATATAAAAGCGTTTCATCAT